CTCTCTTCATCTACGTCTTGCTTAAAAGCACCAATAGTATAAGAATCAATTTCTGTTTCTTGTGGCGCATTTTGAACTTGAGTTGAGCCACCAGTCCAAACATTAATCCAAGAAATCGGATTTTGAACTTTATCGAAGATTGGTTCAAATCCAATAATCTTCATACGATTATTAGTTAACCACTTCATATATTGACTCAAAATCTCAGCATTCAAACCAATCATTGAACCATCTTTGAAAAGATATTCACCCCATTCTAATTCTTCTTTAGCTGCATCTTCATACATCTTAATGACAAGTGGTTCACAATCATCAACAATCTTTTGAAATCCTTCTTCCCAATCTTCTTTCATTTGTTTTAAGATAAATGAAGTGAAACCCATGTGTAGGTTTTCGTCACGATTAATTAAAGAAATAATCTTAGCATTACCTTCCATCTTTTTGTTTTGAGCGAAACAATATGAACAAGCAAAACTTACATAGAAACGAATACCCTCAAGAATATTGATTGATACAAGAGTCAAATAAAGTTTCTTTTTCTTATCATACTCAGACTCATCCGGAATTGAATTAATCAATTCGTCATAATAATGAGTTACAGATGAAGCTCTTTTCATGATTTCTTCATCTTTCATAATTGAATCAAATACTTCACTTGGGTTAGAATAGATATTCTTAATAATATAAGTGTAAGAATATGAGTGTAGAGTTTCAAAAAACTCCCAAGTTTTAGCAAACAACTCAACCTCTTGGTTTGAGCAATATTCTAACAAGTTAGAAATTCCGCGACTTTGAACTGAATCAAGTAGAATTTGATATCCCAAATTCTTAGTAAAGATAAACTTTTCATGTTCAGTTAATGATTGGAAATCTCCTTTATCTTTTGAAAGGTTAACTTCTTCTGGTCTCCAGAAATAAGAGATATGTTGTTTGAACATATTAAATATCTTCTCGTAACGGAATTTATCATATCTTTGAATTGAAAGTCCATCACCACCAAAGAAAAGTGGCAATCTAGTAAAATCTTGTTCTGCGTCTAAGTTTAATATATGTTTCATAATTTATAATTTTATGTATTACTTATAGTTTTAATTATTGAAATGTTTAAATAGAACAAGCTCCAGATTCACAACCGTTACCCATAGCATCTAAATCATCAGATTTTTTATCATCAGTGTTAGCATAATAAAGAGTTTTCAAACCATATTTGTAAGAGTAAAGAATATCTTTAATTACACCACCAATTGAAATACCATCAGATGAATATTGGTAATAATGATTAGCTGAAATAGATTGGTCAATCCACTTTTGAATAACTGCACAAATGTTAGTATATCCACGATTATCGGGCATATCAAACGCTAATTCATACTTATTTTTTAGTTTAATACACTCAGGTGCTACTTGTTTCACTAAACCTGATTTAGACTTTTTTGTAATCACAAGTGAACGAATCGGTTCAATACCATTAGTAGCATTTTGAACAACTGCTGATGATTCAGCCGGCATCAAGGCTGTTAAAACAGAGTTTCTTAATCCAAATTGTTCGATGTCTTTTCTCAAATCTTCCCAATCACAAGAGAAATCTCTCTTAATCAACTCATCAACATTTTTGTTATATCGATCAACCGGAAGAACACCTTTTGAATAAGTTGTATCATCAAATAATTCACACTTACCAAACTCTTGAGCCAGTTTATTAGAAGCTTTCAACAACGAGAACTGAATGTGTTCAAACAACTCATCTACATAGAAAAGAGCTTCTTTATCAGAATATTTAACACCTTGTTTGGCCAACCAATAAGCGAAATTGGTCACACCAACTCCAATACTTCTACGCTTTAACATTTTCTTAGCCGCATTAATTGGATAATCTTGATTCTCAATTACATAATCTAAGATTCTAACAATATACTCAGCTACTTTGTAAAGTTCATTCCAAGATTTGATATTACCCAAGTTAAAAGCTGCCAAGGTACAAAGTGCGATTTCACCCTCTGAGTATTGTTCAGTTTCTTTCTTATCATCAACATCATAAATGTTTTGAATTGGAGAAGTTGGAAGAATAATTTCAACACAGAGATTTGACATCTTCATTCTTTGAGTGAATGGTGAATTGTTGTTAGCATTATCAATGTTCATAACATACATTCTACCAGTACCAATTCTTTCTTGAGCAAAGGCATTCATTAAATCACGAGATTTAATTGTTTTTCTCGGAATTTTCTTATCTGATTCATATTTTAAATATAATTCCTCAAATTTAGGAAGTCCAAATACATCATAAAGTCCTGGAACATCAGAAGGTGAGAAAAGTGAAATATCACCATTAGAAACAAATCGAGAATAAAATAATTTCTCAAATTGAATACCATAATCCATGTGTCTTACACGGTTATCATCAGTTCCTTTGTTGTTTTTAAGAACCAATACATCTTCAATTTCTTTATGCCACCAAGGGAAATAAAGAGTAGCTGAACCTTTTCTAATACCACCTTGAGAACAAGAATGTAAAGTAGATTGGAACATTTTAAAGAATGGAATAACACCTGTGTGAACTACTTCACCATTTCTAACTTTAGAACCGAGAGCTCTAATTCCACCAGCATTGATACCGATACCAGCTCTTTTAGCCACATATTGACCAATAGCTACATTACCATAGAAAATTGAATCTAACGAATCGCCAATTTCAATTAGAGTACAACTGGAAAACTGACGATTTGGAGTTCTGATACCAGCCATAATTGGAGTTGGGAGAGAAATCTTATGTTCAGAAATTAAATCATAAAGTTCTTTTACATATTCCATTCTAGTTTCTTTATCATAAGAAGCAAAGACGGTAAGAGCAATCATCATAAAACAAAATTGTGGTGTTTCATATGACTTTCCAGTACTTCTATCTTTAACTAAATATTTATCAATCAATTGTTGAAGTCCAGCATAAGTCAATTGATAATCTCTATCATGTTTAATAGATGAATTAATTTTAGTAATTTCTTCTTCTGTGTAATTGTCTAATATGATTGAATCATATAAATCTAATTTAATGTTTCTTTTAATTACATCCAATAGATTAGGCATTTCTACTTTGGTTTCAAAAACTTCTTTACGAAGTAGGTAATTAAGTAGATTAGAAGCTACATATTGATAATTTGGTGTTTTTTCTGAAATCAAATCTACTGCTGATTGAATTAAAACTTTATGAATTTCAGAAGTTTTAATTCCAGGATAGAATTGAATATGTGCGTTCATAGCCACATCTGAGGCAGATACACCACTAATTCCATTAGTAGCCCACAAAAGGACTTTATTGATTTTTTCAGCGTTGAATTCCTCAGCATATCCGTTTCTTTTTGTGACACTAGGGTTATTTGATTTTACTTTTTTTGTTTCTTTTAATAAGGTTTCCTCCATAAAATGTTCTTTTTTTTCTCGATGAGTTTTTATATATTGAAGACATTTTTGATTTATTTTCCTCTAATTTGGTTTTTTTAGAGAAAATCAATGTTGTCTAATTTATTTAAATTATGTTTAAATTTGGTATTGTTTAATATCTTGGTAATGAATAAAATATGAATCTCATATACATTTTCATAAGAGTCGATTTTGAAAATTGATGTATCATAGTTGGTTTCAACAACAACACCAGTGTATAACTTAACTTCACCAAGTATATCCTGTTGCTCAAATTCTAACTCAGTGCCAAGATAAATATTACGATTAGTTATTTCCTTTGAGTTAGTATTTTTACCAATATGGTCTTGTAATTCTAATATGATTAGATTTCTCCATTTATTATCCAATAATTTAAACATATTGAATAAATTATCAGAAAAATAAACAGCCAGTTCATTAAATAACTCAACATTTGTGAATCGCTCAGAGTCTAATTCAATTGTTAATAATAAATAGTAATTGTTAAAATCTACTCTGGATGGTTTCCTTCTATTATTCAAGAAGTTTAATGTTGTTTTAGTAGAAAGGACTTCATAAACTCTTTCTTTTACTCTTTTATGGCGTAAATAAGATTCATTATCATAAGATTCTGAATAAAAGGCACTACCTCTATCAACTTCAAATTTATCATTATGATAATGATTATTTACTTCATCTTCTTCACTAACCTCCTCTTTTTTACCCTTAAAGATTGAGTCATATTTCAATGAATGTTTACCTTGTATTTTATGCTTAGACAAGACAACACCATCAGTTTCTTCAGTAGATTTGTCAACAGATTCTTCTTCAGAAAAATCATCATCAGATACTTCAATAACAATATCTATGTTATCTTCATCATCTGGCACGACTACAATTTCATCATTTGACTCACCAAGTTCTTCATCAGGAGTATAATCATCTAAATTTTCGGATTCATTTTCTAAAAAGTCATCCTCTGATTCTTCATCAAATTCTTTTTTCTTTGGCATTCATGTTTGTTATTTTTTCTAAAAGTGTATCACTTTTATCTTACGAGTAGTTAATTTTTAATACATATTATATGAAATCATTAGTAAAAGTTATAACAGACATTCTAAGCATCTATAAATTGGTCATTTTCTAAAGTCAGAAAGGTTGAATTTAATGTAAGTTTAATCTGACTTTTCAAAAAGTCACCATCCCTTTGCTTGAGTAATTTGAATCGATACATATTTAACCGTTTCATTTCTTCTGTTCTTATAATTGCCCAAAAAGTGTCTGCGGTCTCTGCGATTGCTTTACTTTCTGGAACACTTTCTAATGTAATATCACTCGAATTCCAAGCATCCTTTGCTACCTGAACACCAGTTATCACTGGACACTTATATTTAGCACCAAGTGCTCTTAAACCTTCTGCTAAATGTTTACCCTTTGTGTAAAGAGAATCGTTAGCACCCTTTGGTGAAGCTACCAAAGTAATATAATCTACAATGATTAAATCGATTTTTACACCTCTTCTTTGTTGTAGTTTTTGTATATAATTATCAAAATCTAATATTGTAGCTGTACCAGCTGCCCAGAATTTTGTAAATATCTTACCAACTGATTTTTGAAATAAATCACCACCTTCTTTCAAAGAACCCATATTATCAATTCTTTTTCTAATAAACTCAGTATCCTTACTTTGTTTATCATAATCATTGATAGGTATCTTCAAACGCATT